TATGCACGCTTATAAACCATTGGTCAAGATATTGGATGAGTGTGATGCTTATGATAAGAATATGAAAGCTATAGGGATTTATAGGCATTAATAAATAACATGTTTAATGAAAGAATAAAGAAAATACAATGACCAGTTCACCACAACAGGATATAACCCAGACACTAAGGCTTACTCAGGCACAGATATTAACTCTTAATAGTAACCCTTTTATAATCGTGCCTGCTGAAGCAGGGTTTGTTAACGTGTTTAACAGAGCAACGCTTAGCTACATATATAAGAATACTCCGTTTACTAACGTGGATAACTTACTATCGTTCGTACTTATCCCTCCTTTTGGTAGTCCTGTTAATGTGTCTAACAGTTTAAATGCTCTTAACATTCTTGGTATAACACAAAGTACAAGTATATCTTTTGAAGCAGTTAATCCTTACAATGCTATACTGTCCAATTCATCTAATAGTTCTATTGCGTTAACTATTAGCGGTTCTAATCCTTTAGGGGGTGATCCAGGTAGTTCGTTATCGATCAACTTTACTTATAGTATATTTCAATTGTAATGTATGAGCACCAAATACGAACTTAAAGAAAGAGCAGAAGCAAGCCTGTATTCATTCTTTATACAGAGCTGGCCTATCATTGAGGGGCATAGTAAGTTCGTTGATGAATGGTTTTTGGAAGTAATAGCTGAACATTTAGAGCTTGTATATTACAGAAAGATTAAGAATTTATTAATAAACGTTCCGCCTCGAGTCGGTAAAACTTCGTTGATATCAATAGCTTTCCCTGCGTGGGTGTGGATAAAAGACGCAACGGAAAAGTTTATCTGTGCATCATGTACAAACTCGCTCTCACTTGATATAGCCGATAAGAGCCGACTGCTTATAGAAAGCCCTTGGTATCAGGAAAACTGGGGTCATTTGTTTAAAATAAGAGCTGATCAGAATGCAAAGAGCTATTTTGCCAATGATCAGACAGGCTATAGGATATCCAGCTCCGTTGGTTCCATGATCATAGGTAAAGGGGGAAGCATACAGTTAACGGACGACCCTAACGTTGTTGGCGGTGAGTCCGAGGTTGTAAGAGACGGCGTCCTTAACTGGTGGTCGATGAAGTGGTATAACAGGCTTAACGACATCCCGAATGATAGGCGAATACTTGTACAGCAAAGAGGTGATGAGAAAGATGTATCTGGTAGCGTAATAGCTAATGATGTTAACAACGAATGGGTTAAGCTTATTCTTCCGCTTGAGTATGAGTCCGACAACAAGTGCTCGACTGTTCCTCTATGGTGGACAAGAGGTAAGCCTTGGGAAGACCCACGAACAAAGGACGGCGAGCTGCTGACTAAAAGACTTAACATTGATGACGTTAACAAGATTAAGAAAGAACTGGGGTCTTATGGTTATGCTGCTCTTTACCAGCAAAGACCTGCACCTCTTGAGGGCGGTATCATTAAGAAACATTGGTTCAAGATATATAGATACGACATGTTACCTCAGATTGATTATACAATTCAAAGCTGGGATACGGCGTTGACGGCTAATGATAACAGTGCTTATTCGGCTTGCACGACTTGGGGGTTATTTCAAGATAGATACGACAACACAAATGTGATATTATTATCGGCATGGCGAGGAAGGCTTGAGTATCCAGAACTAAGGGAGCGAGTAAGGAGGTTATCACTTAACTATATGGATGTTGGTGAGAATCAATTACCATCTAGTAATAGATACGTACCAGATCAGATTGTTATTGAAGCAAAGGCGTCAGGTGATCCGCTGTTGCAGGACTTAAGGCGAGCAGGTGTTTACGGGCAACCTTTCATCCCTAATAAGCACGGGGATAAAACGCAGCGGGTAAGATTGATAACTCCTCTAATTGAGGCTGGTGTTGTCTGGATGCCGTCTCAAGTTAATAATCCTGACAGGATGGCAGACTTTGCAGATGAGTTTGTTAATGAGGTTAGTTACTTCCCTAATCCTCGAAGCCTTGATTATACTGATACGTTAACACAAGCTTTGATAGTTCTTCGAGATGGTAGTAGTATTAAGAATCCAAAAGACTATTATGAGCCTGATGATGCGAGTGAAGAAGTAAAGAGATTTTATTAATTAAAGAAGATATTATGAAAGAAGTAAATATTAAAGCTTTAGAATTTGCAATTGAAACGGCAGATTGTTTGTCCATAGACAATATTTTAAGTTTTGCTAAGAAATATAAGGATTTTATTAATGTTGTAAGTACTTTTTACTTACAGAAATATCTTGATGAATTTGAGTATAGATACAACAGAAGAAACCTAGATACTAAAGATATATTCAATAATCTATTAATGAGAGCTACTTATGGAAAATGAAATTAAAAATTATAATTTATATGATATAGATACTAGGGTGAAAGAATTAACTTTTATTCAAGATGTTATATCTAGACTATCTGCTAGACAACAAGACATGAAAAATTTTTGTTTAATAGCTCTCGGTTCTTTTACTGCTTTAGTAGTAAGTAAAGAATTAAATCTTATTACTTTAATTTGTTCTTTAATTTTGCAAGTAGGTGTTATTTGTGCATTTTTTAAAATGGATAAATCTTTTCTAAATACAGAGAGGTTATATAGAATATGGTATGATTTCATTTGTTGGAAAAGAAGCGAAACTTGCCAATGGTTTTTTGAATTGAATCCAAAAAGTATAAAAGAAATTTTACATAAAGAAAGCAGTGTGTTTACAGAATTTAACCCTCAAAATATACATCAAAAAAACTGGTCTCTTTCTATATATCATATATTATGTCTAGGTGTAGTAGTTATACACCTACTATTAATTATAAGCTTTATCTATCAACCTGTTTTGCAGCGTATTCTATCCATTTGTTAATATTATCGGAAACACATAATGAATATTTTAAAACAAGAGTGGATATTGGTTTAATGACTAGACGACCGATAGATGAAGATACTAAATTAAAGTTGCATGCGTGTCTTGACGAATGGCATATGTATAAATGGTTTACAATCGGTGAGGACGGCGAGTTTAAACTAACTACTGAGGAAGATAGGATTAAAGAGCGTGAGTTGCTTAAAGCTATATTGAAATAAAAAAACCCTTGATGTTAGGAGGACTAAACCACATCAAGGGAATGAAACAAAACTGCGAATATTATTGAAAAGGAAAACAACCTAAACCTTACTCAACAACAGGAATATAATAATGATTAATATTTTTGTTGTCAATTAATGAAGAATAAAGAAAGGTTACGTCTTAACAAACCCATAAGACAATCACAACTGGATAATGATCTAGCGGCAATAGACCCTAACATTAATCTGGACGCAATCAACAAAGTCGAAGAACTTGACGATGGTTCAAGTGTTTATGAGATAGGGGACAGAGAACCTGAAAAGTTAAAAGACGACAAGTTCCATTCAAACCTTGCTCTTAACATGAAAGACGGCATGCTTAAAAAGCTAGCTGAATATGTACTTGATGCCATAGATGAGGATATAGAAGCAAGGCAACCTTGGCTTGATCTTCACAACAAACTTAAAAAATACACCGGTTACGATGGTGAAGACTTAAGTAGCATTCCTTTTGCGCAGGCTTGTAGAACAGTCGACAGCACTTTATCTACGGCGATCATTAGATTTTGCGCAAGCAGTAGAGCAGAGATGCTACCGGAAACTGGCCCAGCCGGGTTTAAGGTATTCGGTCAACAGACAGAAGAGCTGGAAGAAATAGCATCGGTAAGGAGTCAGTGGTTAAATTATTATTTAACTGTCAAGGACAGCGAGTATTATAAAGACTATGAGAAGTTTATATATTATCTTGGCTTCTATGGCACAATCATTCGTAAAGTATATTACGATAATATTCTCAAGATGCCTTTATCAAGGTTCATTTTACCTGAGAATTTTTTAGTTAATATTGATTGCAGCTCTATTCTTGATTCAGATAGACTGACTCATATTTTGAAGTTATCGGCAAGAGAAGTACTTGCGAATCAAAAGAGCAAGATATATAGAGATGTTGAATTACCATATTTAAAAGTAGGAGGCAGTGAAGATGATACCTATTCATCAGAGGAGGAGGCGGAGACTAAAAATAGCAATAGTGTTATTGACCTCGACGTATATAGTCAACGATCTTTGCATGATGTTTATGAGTCTCATATCTTCTTGAACCTTGAGACGTTTGAGGATGGTTACAATTCAGATGAGATAAAGGAGGTTGCTAAACCTTATATTGTAACTATCGATAAGGAAAGCAGGGAGATACTTAGAATAGAGCGTAACTGGAAAGAAACAGATAAGGAGTTCAAACGCCGCAAGTTCTTTGTTGCTTACCAGTATTATACGGGTTTTGATATCTGGGGACAGGGATTAGCGCGTATGGCTGGTAACGGCGCGATAACTGTTACTAACATGCTGCGTCAGACAATTGATGCTGCAACCTATCAGAATTTGCCAGCTGGGTTTATCCAGAAAGGAACAACCAAGCAGCAGATAACAGATATAACCCTTGGCGCTGGGCAATGGAAGTTTATTGAAGCAGCAGGTGATATAAGAAACATGTTTGCACCTCTTCCAGCGAACGGACCATCTCAAGCTTTAATGCAGTTAAGGCAGGAAATAATAGGTCAGATGCAGGACCAGCTTTCAACTACCGAGCTTGGTATGATGGACTCAAGAGAGGATATCCCGACAGGTACGGCGGTTGCATTCTTGGAAGAGAAAAATAAAATACAATCGGCAGTTTTAAAATCCTTGCACGTTTCATTCTCAGAAGAGCTAAGACTTCTTGATGACATATTCAAGGAAGTAATCGACCGAGAAGAATTTTTTATCAACGGCGAAGAATATATTATTACTAAAGATCATTATATTGATTCAGTTCAGATTGTTCCTGTGTCTGACCCATCTACCAACTCTACGATTCAAAGAGTCATGAAAGCCGAAGCGGTATTCCAAACAGCGATGCAGCTACCTGATAAAGTAAATGGTATTGAAGCAGTTAAGATGATATTCAAAGCGCAAGGGTTATCGCAGGATGAGATCGACAACCTGATCATGAGCGAGCAGGAGGTTGAACCACGTGATCCTATAACCGAGAATATGGACTTGATGCAGAGCAAACCTGTTCGTGCAGGTATCGAGCAGAACCATGATGCACATATTGTTGTACATTCAGCGGTTGATAATGAAGCATCAGCTGCCCATATACAAGAACATATGGCGCTTAAGTTCATGCTCCAGATGCAGAATGAGATGGGTATAGATTTAAGTCAAATTAACCCTGAAGACGTTGAGATGCAGAATGAACTTGCGTTGAAAGCTGCTGAGGCGATAACAAGACTTGGACTCGGTAATAACGTTGATGAGAATAAACAGCTTGACCCTAATGAGCTGATCAGAGAAGAGATCGAGCAGAAGAGGGAGGAAAGCTTTATAAGGAAAGAGATTGCAGATGATCAGCGCGAAGCTGATAGCTTTAAAGCACAACTGCACTTTGAGGAAACCAAGCAGAAACTGAAGCTTGAAAAAGAAAAAGCACTGCTTGAAGCTAAAATTGAAATGGAGAAACTAAGAAGCAAATTTGGAGGATAAAAAATGAAAGACCACGAATATATATTAAGTGAGATTAACAGAGAAATTAAAGAATCTTTAGAGACTATCGAAAATCGCATGGTTAGCGGCGATGTAGCGAGTATGGAGGATTATAAATATAATCTTGGCTTTAGAAATTCATTAAAGAAACTTAAAGAGTATATAACATTAGTAAGCAGGGAGGACGTATAATGAATAATAATTATTTCATGCAAATGGATTTATCGGATAACGATGAGATCGGTGTTGATTTTGATAATTTTAATATAGAAGAAGAATTAAAGAATTTTGAGGATTGTATTATTAAACCGACTGATATTCTTATTCGCCTTTATATTCAACCAAAGAAAACAAAAGGTGGTATAATTATTGACAATACCAAAGACATATTCCATGAGATTGTCGGTTATGTAGCTAAGATCGGTAAATGTGGATTTAGCGGTGAGCGTTATAAGGATTGGGGACATTGGTATAAAGTAGGTGATTGGGTAGCTTTCCCAAGACATGCTGGTATTAGATACACTTACAAGAAGTTACCTGTATTCTCTATTGTAGACGATGCGCCGATGATGGTAGTACCTGATCCAAGATATGTTAAATAATAAATGCGCGATTTTCTTTAAATCGTACGTTTTTCTAGAAAATCGCGCAACTGAAATTATATAAAAGGTAAAAAATGAAAGACAACACAAGCATAGGTATTGATCCAAACGACGATACCGCTGCAATTATGGCTGAGATTGATAAAAATCTTCAGGAGGAACAGGAAGCAGGGACTTTTGGGAAAGATATAGAAAAAAAAGACTATGTTGACCCAAGAGTTGATGGACTTGAGAACTTGGAAGACCTAGAGCAGGCTAATATTGCTGATGATGAGGTAATAGAAGAGAAAAAAGAGGGTAAAAAGGAACTTAAGGAAGAAGAAAAAGAGGAAGAACCTAGCGAACTTGATCTTTTTAGGGAAAAATACTACAAGGAAAAGCAAAAACGCAAAGGTGTTTATGCTGATCGTCAGAAACTAGAACAGGAGAACGAAGAACTAAGAAAGTATTTACAAAATACTATCAGTTCTAATGCTGAGTTATATAAAAATAATCTAGTTAGCGATCTTGAGAAAATAAAAGGGCTTAGAAAACAGGCTTTACTTGGTGAAGACCCTGACTTACTTATTGAAGCTGACGATTTATACTATAAAGCCTTAATGAAGCTTAATGAATTTGAAGCTCGTAACGGTAAAATAGGTAAAGCGGAAGAAACAGAGCAGGAAGAAACTAGGGATATGCCTGAGAGAGCTGAAAAAATCGATGAAGAGGTACTAGATAATGCCAAGGAATGGTTAAATAATAGACCTGAACTTATCGAAGGTTCAAATAAGTATAATCCTCGTATTCAGAAAGCTGTTGCTACATTTATAGAGGAGTTTGACGGGGAATTAAGACGGCAAGGTAGAGCTGAGGATATCTTAAGCGAAGATTACCTTGATGTTCTTGATGAGTTTATTGATACGATCAAGGTAGAAAAACCTAAGTCAGGTTATAAGACCTCAAGTGTTGGTAGTGTGCGTAATAATTTTTCTTCCAGTGGTGGTAATACTAGTACTATTCAGGTTAAACTTGACTCATGGGAAAAGGATTATGCAAAGAATTTAGGTATTAGCGAGAAAGATTATCTTAAAGCTAAAATAGAAGATATTAAAGAATCAAGAAGAGGTAAATAATGAGTAGCGAGAGACAGTCAAGAGGTTTAGAGAGCAGAAAGCTTGATAAAGAACCTAATCGTGTTAAATATAACATGGATTATGTTAGTTCAACTGATGTGCCTGACCATATAAAGAAGCCGGGATTTGAATATTTTTGGGAAAGACATAGTATAAGGGGTCAAAATGATTCTGCACTGGACGCAAGTCTTCGTAGAGGTTGGAGACCAGTACCTATTGATAGAGACCCTGAAAGATTTTGTGATATTCTGGATCGTAACCCTTTATCACGTAAATATATATGCCAAGGTGATGTTATTTTACTTGAGAGAGAACTGGCGATTGGCGAAGCTGAAAAAGAAGGAAGAATCAACTTGTCTCATGAAAGAGTTGTTACTTCACCCGCTTATAATTTTAAAAATGAAAATGTTAAAAGTCATTCAATAGGAACAGTGAGAAATTAAGATGGCGTATTACCCACCAAACGGCAGTTATGCACAAGTAATAATGAATGAAGATGTATATCTTGATTATCCGTATTCTTCGGATGTATCCAAGACTACTGTTCAAGACCTTATGGGCATAAATGCTAATGTGGCAGCATTATCTTTAATATTACCTGACGCTACTGAGACAGGACCGGGGTTTTCAATAGCGTTTAGTAATATTGGGGCTAACGCTGTTAGTATTAAATTAAATGACGGGATAATTGAACTGGTAAATTTAGCTGTTGGAGCTAGCCTTGCTATAACGCTTAGCGATAGTACAACAGCTAACGGCACATGGTTAATACTCCCCCTTGGTAATGGTGTTCCGGCTATCAGTACTTTTACAGTTAATAGTCCTAATAGCAGTATCGACGTAACAAACGGGACAGTTATTACACCTAGTGGAACAGTTAGTCTGGATGTCTCAAATCTTTTAAATAGAATTAATGATTTGCAATCTGTCTCAGCTGGTATTGTTGTTTTAAATAACAATGAAATAGAACCTTGGTACATAGCTATAATGGCAGGTGATGGCAATATCACTGTAACAAATGGTGATGGAAGTAGTTTTGGTGATCCTATTGTTATTAATTTAAATAATACTATTGAAATTGATCAGGTAACAGCAGGAAACATTGCTATTAGTGGTAATGAAGTTAGTAATACGGCTAATAATACTGATATGAATGTTACTACAACAGGTACTTCATATTTAATATTAAACGGCGTTAAGATAGATACAAGCGGTAACATCAGTAATATAGCCAGTTTAAGTGCTACTACTGCTTTCATAGGTCCTAATATATCTAAAGCGTGGTGTCGTTTTACAAATACATCTGGTACATTGGTTGTAACAAGTAGTTATAATGTAGATAGTATAACTTATGATTCTTTAAGTTTTCAATACACTATTAATTTTACTACTCCTATGGGGTCAACGGAATACGGAGTATTTATAAGTTGTGCTAACAATAATAGTACTCCTCCGCTGCAAACAAGAGTTGGTTATGACGTTGTAAAGACGGAAGACTATGTGAATATAGTACTAGCTGACTTATCAGGTGAAATGTTAACTGATTTTCCTGAAGGAGTATCGGTTATGATTTACTCTTTAATATAAAAATTAACTAATTGACAATTAGTTAATTTTTATGTCATAATATCGTTTAATAAATTCCGCCCTAGTGGCTTTGAGTTAGCTTTTATCTCTGCAAAAAAGCAAATATATCCGCATCAC